TGTTAAGTTCACTATATGGATCAGGGAACTGAGGGAGAGTAGGAATGCGAATAAAAGCCTCATCATTGACAGCAAAATCGATATCGGACATGTGCCTGTTTTCTAGTATACCCAGCATAATAAGTGCAGCAGATCCACAAAGAATGAGATGGGGGTTTTTTTGTTGCAATTCAGTTATAGCAACTAAAACACCATTATTAAATAGCATTGTCGCCTTTAAATTGTCGCTCGGGTAACCAATGATCTGCTTCTTTGTCGTCATAATACCAATCCGGTTTTGTTAAGACTATATCTACATACTTTTCTAATCGCAATGCATGGATTACCGATTCCGCCCATTCAACACCACCAGCACTCCACACAACGACGACATGTCCTGCCTGCGAATGATCCTTAAGCGCCTCAACGTTAGGATAAATTGCTTGCTTGTAAAATGTATGTCCATTATTGATTACCTTTACTGCATTGTTTTCATGTTTACTGCAAGATTCCCATTTAAGCAGGGTATCATCTACATCGAAGTAGGCAGTTCTACCAGCTTTTATAGTAAGCATAATGTTACTCCATTTTGGCTTTTATTCGTTGAGCATAGATCTTTAAGATCTGTATCTCATCTTCCGTAAACGTTTTTTCAGTTTTCACTTCAAATAATTGCCCCAACTGATCTTCTAAAAATCCCCTAATATCCTCTTCAAGGTTGCTATAAACGCTGTTCTTCTTTTTGAGGATCTTGCTTCCGAGTATCGCTCGGATAGCGTTTGCTCTTTCGAGCCGTTCAGCCATAGATGAAATATTTCCGTTTTTAATGGTCTTGTTAACAATACTGGACTTTTTACTAGTCCCAACACTACTAGTGTCGCTTCCATCGCCATCAGTATTTTTTTCGTCTTTTTGTAACTTTTCTTTTCCGCTGTCTTTCTGTGATTCCAGTTTATCGCTTTCTTCTGCCAACTCCGAAAAGTCGCTAAGCTGTTTACGTTCAAATCCTCTTTCGAGTTCGAGTTTGTCATATAACCTCGCCGCTTGTACAAATTGAATTCTATTGATTGGTTCTTTATTATCTACACAGCGCTTCCAATGAGCCTCTGTGTCTTCAGGAACCATAAGGTATTTGGTAGCATCTTGGTTATATTCTAATTGAGATAGGTACTCTAGATCTTCATTATTTAATAATGGCATTCTCATAAATACTTCTGGCCAAACCAACTCACCATAAACTGTTCTATCGAATACAACATCTTTACCAGCATATAGATTATACATTTCAACTATTTCTTCTAGATAAGAAGGGCCAGCATAACCTGTTTGCTGAAACTTCTTATTTGGAGCATCCATGTGGACAACTTCATATCCCTGTTTTTTATATATTTCAGCGACAGATGATTTACCCGAACGATCTAAACCTTCTAATAAAATCCAAGCCATTATACTTTCCTTCTACCTTTAATCTTAGGCATATTTTTATATGAAAATTTATGTTTGTATGGCGTTGCTAATTGTACTAGCAATCCAAATAACACTAGAGTAAAGTATCTTTTCTTTGCAACCGGATCTTTATGTGTAGACATAAACAAGAACCAAGTATACCATTTAGTGAAGCGATTCATTGCTCGCCACTCAGATACTATGTGATAATTTTCGTTAAATTTCTTCAATACCATGATGGTATTATACGAAGATTAAAAGAATAAAGGTATGTTAGTCGTTTAAAGGGTTCTTAATGTTTTTGCCAGCTACATTTGTAGCTTTAGAAGCACCAGTTGCCTTAGCGATTTCCTGAGTTGATTTAGCATGTTGCACAGCGTTATAGGCAGCTTGACCTTTCACTTGGTTCATTTCAGCATTATGCTTTTCAGTTTCACGTTGATGCTCACCTTCATTCAATTGCTTTTCATGATTGACTTGATCAGCTTGTGCTTGTGCTTGGGCAGCTTGTGCTTGTGCTTGTTCGGCCATTTGCTGTTCTTGCTTTTTCATTTGATCTACACTCATTAGCATTTGCTGCCAACTTAAGAATGCAGGATCTGCAGGAATATATTGGAGTTCTTTCTTTTTAGAAGCACCCTTATCATTAAAGAATAATTCACGAATTTCACCGCGAGTCATGTTCTTCTCTGCTAGAGCCCAGAAAGCCTGGTTCATTGTAAGATCTCCAATAGGGTGTTCGATCTTATCTTTTCTAGCAGCAAGTAGTAAATCATTCATAGACTTATTAACTGTCATTTCAGCTTGTAATAAAGCTATTTCAGTCTGTGGAGTCTCGTCAGTATAGCCTTCAAATTGAAACTTATACTTCTTAGCATATTCCTTATCAATAGCAGGCATAATGTCGCTATTGATTAGGTCTTCAATAAACATAAGAATAGGATATAGACCTTTTTCTCTTGAAAATTCAATTTTACTAGCATGACCATCAACGCTAGAAATATTCTTACCACCAGTAACTAAAAGATCTAAACCAATCTCAGTTGGATCAATTTGGAATTGTGTACATATAGCACGCATTAGATGCATATTATAGTTTAGGTATTCCATGTCTTTAGAACCACCAGCCATTGGAACCCATTGAACATCATCTAAACCAGAGATGATCGGTGTTCTCCATGCATTCTGTGAACCATTGATTAAGTTATAAAATTGACGACGGAATGCAGTTAGCTGAGAAGCAGTGACAGTTCCCTTTAAGTGCAATACACCCTTAGCAGCTTGACCATGGGTAAAGAAGTTAGAGTTGTAATGCTCAGTATTCATGTGATGAGTAATATTCATTACTGCCATTTCCAATGGGGAATAACAATAACCATTACCGTCTTGAAAGTTTTGAGGATTAAATAGTTTGAAGATCATGTCTTCATCGCCAAAAACGGCTAGAGGACGATTGTCGTACGATACTTGTACGTACTTATAGTAATCTATGTCGTGATCATTATACTGATAATTAGTAGCAGGATCATTATCTGATGTAGGTTCTACTTGGCCCTTAATAGATTTAATATGATCTTCGATTTGAGCTTTCGGTGCATCTTTATTAACATGATAAACACCTTCAGCTGGTAAAGGTCTAAATCTATGAAAAGCGCCTCTTCGAGTTAAAATTTTCTCAACAGTGATATTGCCAAATGTCATAGCGTCTCGCACTATCAGCTTAAGAAACTCACCAAATAGCATTCTATCATCATCTGGAGTATTTTTTATGCGTCCACAGTTATATATGAATGATTGAATATTCTCAATCTCTTCGCGCTCTTCCTTTGTGTAATCCTCTGTAATATCATGTTTTACGACCCTGAAGCCCATATCGAACTTCTTAAGTTGAGGTCTAGAGAATCTCATGAGTATGTCTACTCTGTTCTGAATAATAGCAGAAACAAGCCAATCTCTTAAAGAAACGTCTTTTAGTGTCTTATTTGAGAGTCGGGATAATCTGTATCGAAATAGAGTCTGTTGACTTACTTGAGTAAAGAAGGGGTCCGTTAAGATCGCCTTACGGCCAATCTCAGGACTGTCGTCATCCGGCATTGTATCTCTGGTCTCTGGGATGGCGTCAGCATCAGCCTTATAAAGCTGCTCTAACTCATCGTTTACACCTTGCTTGAACCAGTCTTCAAAGAAACCCAAATTAACTCTCCATTACGTCGTATAAGATCATTATACCTTATTTCTTACCATTAACCCTATTTTAAAGTGACCATAAAAATCCGCCACCATTAAAGTCATCATCATCATCGTCATCATCTAGATCTGACTTATTGCCTATTTTACCCAATTTAGACATATCGTCCATTTCTTCATTTAGTGGTATATTATTTATTCTTGCGAATTCTTCAGCGGTAGGGGTTCTGTAATATTGCCCTTTATCATCTCGTATTTCCTTTTCATCAACACTCATGCCATTACCTATAACAAGTGTACCTTTACCTAACAACATTGTAAGTGGATATCTAAGAGCATCAAGCCAGTGATCATATTCTGATTCAGGAATTTCTGTGATAGTTCCATCAGCAGCTGTCTTGAAGTGATATGTCATAAACTCAGTAATCAAAGGTCCAGTTGTTTCCTTAGCTAAATGTATCTTAGTATCTGTTGAACCGGGTACTCTAAGTAACTTTTTAATAACTTGAATACCGGTATTGATAGCTTTGTCATTATCAGAGGCTACTGGCAATCCAGCTTTTCTCATTTCAGTTACAGCACCTTGATCTGCAATATCGGGAAAGTAGAGTTGACAACGATACATGTGGTGATACTTGCCCTTAATGTAATGCACCCATTCTGGCTGAGAGACAAAAGTCATTCCATCTGCTCTAACTATGAATACGTTATCTTTTTTATCTAGAAAGAAATAAACAACAGTATTTGGATTTGACCAACCCCAATCGACACCTGCATAGCAGGATAGTTTCATTGAGTGGCACTTCTTAACAAAGACATCGTGTGTGCACTCTC